ATGTTACCTCTTAAAAAGGGAAGTTTTCAATATCTTAATTGGCTTTAAGATATCCGCGCAAGCCTTTTCAAAAGGTCAGTGAACCGTCGCCGGTAGTATCGCACCATTTGCCCGTACTCGGCTTGGCTCAGGTTCATAAAGACCCGGCCACGTTTTGCGTTGTACTCGGCGATCTGTTCATTAGTGGCATCGGTATCAATGCGAGAACCTTTAGGCCCAAGGGTCACGTTGCCGTCGGTAACGGTCAAAACCCTTACGGAGCGTAGCATCTGGCCGGTAAGGGTCAGGTTAGATTTTTTCGGGCGCGTCGTCGGATCAAGTGGGTAAGTTTTTCTTAGCTTGGCGTAGCGGTCTGACCATTTGATAGATGAAAGCGCAAACCGTGACCCTAGCGCCGACTTGACCCCGTAGCCAAGCCGCGTACGCTTTACGATAAGATTGACCGCGACCGCACCGAGTGCTTCCATTTCTCGGCGTGAGACAGCCTTGCCCAGCTTCTCTTGCAAGCCTTTAAAGACTTTTTTAAGGTCTGTTTCAGCGGTCATTTTCAACCATTTCTATGATTTTCTTAAGATCGGCTCGTTTGATCCCCAGGAAGCGCCGCGCCTTCTTAGGGTCAGGGTCGCCGCCGTAGCTGCCGAGAATGTTACCCTCGGCGCGGTCGGCTTCCTCGGTGCCGCTGGGGATGCCTACGATGATTTCCCCTGGCTTGTCTTTAAGCAGGGAAATCGAAGCCAGCATATCGCCGGATAATTGAAGGTCGACTTTGCCCGCAGACTTACCCGCGTTCTTAAAGTCGAGGCTTTCGATATACGACTTTGAATATCTTGGAAACCGCCGCCCCTCTACATCCTTCCCGCCCATGGTGCGGTCGACCATATGCTCTATCACCAGGTCAGCGACTGCCTCACGTTGCGCTTTCGTCAGCGTCTTCGGCAGGGTCAGCGGTATTTCCGTTACCTTCGGCATTGTCTATTATCCCTCTTTCGGCATCGATCTCAGCGATCAACTCATCTATCTCCATATCGCCCATTTCAGGATTCAGCTTCATCAGCGCGCGCCGCCTGGAGATAAACCCCGCCGCGTACTCCTCTTTCAAATCGCGTGCAGTCTGGCCGCGCGATTGTTGCGGTAACTGAATTGCAAACTTCGTCGCTACGGTCGCGGTCGGCGTCCAGCGTGCCGGGTTGTCGATCATGCCTGTCTCAGACCAATAAGGATGCATCGCGTTAAGGGTAAGATCCCATAACTCGACCTCGGCCTTTTGGAATACGGTCGTTTGCTTCTGGCGTGCCTCATAGGTGTCCATTTCGTCGATCAACTTCGATATACCGGATGCAAAATTCTCTGCCGAAAGATCGCCAAGGGCGCCCGCGCGTATACCCTGCGTCGAAAGCCAAATAGTAAGCTGCGACTGAATCAGGCCTAGCACCTGCTGGTAGTCTACTTGAGGCTTAATGGTGCCGATTTCCGGCTTTTTGTCCGAGGTCGGATCGGACTTTAAAGACCAGAAAGCATTAGGCGCAAACTTAATATTTTCGTCGTTAACGTCGATCCCGTAAATAATCGAAAAGCATTGGAACATGGCCGAGAGGTTCAGGTCAGAAGTCATGAGCGGTAACAGCTTTGTCATTCTCACAATGTCGGTATCTTGCTGCGGGTAAAGGCAATCGTCCGATTTGTTGATATAGACGAAAGGTAAGCGCCCGACTGGATTTATGCCTTCGACGTTGTTAAATTCGGCCATGATATCCAGGCGCGTTTTGCCTTCGCTGTCTATGACCATAAAGCTGTATGCGTCCCAGACCCAATAAATATCAACGTCCCCGCGCTTGCCGCCGTAGACGATTATGCCTGTAGGCTTTTCCGGCTCGATAGGGTCGAACGAATAGACGACGAAGCGATCATTCTTTATCACGCGAAGGCGCGGCATCCCTTGCGCCACATAGGGGTAAATTAAAGATGTCTTTGTCAGGTTAAATAGCTCATTGGCTTTGTTCATTTTGTCGTTCGCTGAGTAGCTTTTGACGTACCAGTCAAGCAATTCTTTATCGGTCGTCGACCCGTCGACTACTTGCCGCGTTACTGCTGTCTGATAAATGTTAGTCAGCTTGTCGATAATCTTAGGCAGGATATTGATCGGCGCGAGCCGGAACATTTGTTGTTCGAACACTTGCGGTGAAAGACTTTTCTTCAGGTCGGCAATGACGTAATCGGCTAGGTTGCCGTTGAAGATATCAAGGAGCACATGGTTATGAGCAAGGTAAGGCTTTCGGTCATTGACTAAATCTAAAGCCTGTTGCGCGGTAATCATAATATGGTTGTCCTTTGTTCTGGTCTTGTCGCCTGGGTCGACACCATGACTAGGGCATATCCGAGTGCTGTAGTACAGTGTTGATACGCCGGGCGGTCGTCCTCTATAATATTCGCACCCTTTTTCATTTTTACAAGCCTCAACCCTTCATCGACGGTCTTGGCTTTCTCGTAAACCCATAGCCTTGTCTGACCCGCAGCGTTGCGGCAGTAGGCGTTAACGCGATTATGCCTTGTACGGATCGGCGGATTAGCCGGTGGCACCAGGTATTGATATTTGAGGCCGCGCCGGTCGAAGTCGCCACGGATGATATCATAATCGGATTTGACTGATCTCGTGTCGCGATTCTTTCCCGCAGCGTCGCCGCAAATCATGTATTCCCACTCAGGCCGGAAATACCCTCGAGCCGCCGCCTCATCCAGCGTGTCGGCGGTGCGCGCGCCGTGGACGATTACCTCATCGAAGACGTGCAACTCATCTGCGATGTATTGCATGAGCACCAGAGACATTGGCTTGCCTTCGCCTATGTTGAAATCGTAGGAAAAGATTACCGGGTATGCCGGATCGATCTTATAGTCATAGCGGCGGAATTGTTCGCTGGTGCGATACTCGTAATAGACAACCTCGCCAGCGATTTCGATCCACTTGCCTTCGAGGTATCTCTCGGCCTCTTTCGGGCTTAAATCCTGTTTAAGTTGGTTAATATACGCCGGATCTAGAAATGGGTTTAGTTCCGTTCGACTATAAAAAATCCGGCGAGAGTCATATTTCTCAGAGCCTTCAATAAAGTATTTATAAACCCAAGATCCCGGCGAATCTGGATTGGTCGCCGCTATCAATACATTTTCTTTGACATGTGGGATACGACGCAACCGCGCCTTTATCTGTTTAAATGCCTCCATCTCATCGTCGTTTGACTCTATAATTTCTTCTACGACAAACATGGACAGCTTAAGGGATCGAAATTTTGCATAAAGCTGATCGGCCCACGATAAACAAATTATTTCCGAACCATTGCACCAGGTGATAGTGTGGCTGGCTCTATTTATTTCGTAGTGCTCGCCCTCATTAAAATCCTCTGAAATATGATCTAAAATCTCGCGCCAAATGGTGCGCTTCAAATCAGGCATAGCCCTACGTCCAAGCGCAACGCGAGCACCCTTATTACGCAAGCAATGGCTTACAGCCAAATGCGCCATGAGCAAGGATTTTCCGCTGCCGTATGACCCTGATAGAAGTATCTCTATGTTTGATTTTGAATAATCAAAATTATAGACGAGTTGTACAACTTCTCTATGATAGGGAAGCACATCGGGGGAAAAGCCACAAAATGTGGGCCTACTAATTATTTTTTCCTGTAAGCCACCCATAATTTTCGCCGTTTCTTATTCTACAAACACTGCTTGTATCAATCCCAAACTCCCTAGCAATGGAGGGGTTGCTATTAATTCTTTTGTCCGAATATATCGCCAAAACTTGCTCATCTGTAAGTTTCCTCGTTTTGGGCGGCCCATCGCTAAATCCGAAATCATATGCGTGTTTGCTATTCTCGCTATAAGTACACGGCTCCAGATTTTCTATTCTGTTGTCATGCCTAATACTATTTTTATGGTTCACACAAGGCTTCATCGACCAATAAAAGAAAGTCTCTCGCATTAATCTATGAACCGTTGAGACGCGTCGCTTTCCTGTTTTTTGGTTATATAGATGCACCATCGGGTAGCCATTTTTATTTAACCCTAATTTCAGATAAAACCAATTTTCCCATTGCACCCGCCTTGCGCCACGTTTTAGTTTAGACCTAACCCTGCCGGTGCTACTTACCTGGTAAACGCCGCCCTGATCTTTCACGTCTAGCCAAATTTCACTCACTTATTCACCGAATAATTCAGCGTAAACTCATTTTTATTTTCGTCAGATTCTTCTGGCGCAAGATCACGCGCCTCTGCCCAGCGTGCCCTTGTCTTTAGGAAAAAAATCGTCATTGCGGGAATCTTTCCGCTGACTGCCATCGCATAAGCGGTCTTCATTACATGGCCTATTCCGCTGTCGCGGCCCTTTGATATAGCCGCAGAAATTGTAGGGTCGCGCTCTATCATCCTATCTAAAGTTGCTGGGTCGACCCCCATAATGTGAGCGATCTGATTCAGGTTGCAACCGATGCCAGCAAGTTTTCCCGCTTGCTCTTTTTGTTTTTCGTCCCAGACGATAGCGCCTGCGCCTTTCGGGCGACCTGCTTTGCGTTTTGGTTTGTCGGTCATAGCGTTACACCGTTCCAGTAAAGAT